TTGCTGTAGCTGCCATATAGAAAGAAAATCAGTAAAAGATTTAATAGGGACAATGAGCGGCGGATTAGAAAGGTTCAAAAGAGAAATAGAAAGAGCTTCGGAAAACGAAGCTTACATAGTCGTCGTAGTGGAAAGGCCACTTGCGGAATGTTTACATTTTGACAGGCTCCCCTACGTTCCTAAAAAAATAAAAGCTACTCCAGACTTTATATTTAAAAACATAAGGGACTTGATACAGTCTTATTCTCAAGTTCAGTTTTTGTTTGTCGGTGGTAGGGAGGAGCTAGAGAGAGTCTCCAAAAAGATATTGTTATGCGGATGTTTGTACATAGATACAGACCTGCAACTAGCTTACGATTTAAAAGTCCTATAATATGTGGTACGAAGGAACAAAATATAAACCCGACAACCTAGAGGATTTTAATAGCGTGTTAATGTCGCTCAAAGGAGAGCTCGAAGACAGGGAGGCTAAAATATCTTTAGCTAAATTTCTAAGATCAAATTTAGGATTAGCTACCGAATTAATCTCAGGCATAAAGCTTGCTCCTTACCAAGAGATAACATTAAAAGGTTTGTTCAACAGAAACTTCAATATGTGCGTATGGGGTCGCGGATGTGGAAAAACTTTCATAGCTGCTGTTTACTGTTTCCTGCAGTGTATATTTGAACCCGAGACCAAAATACTAATCGCGGGACCGACGTTTCGTACTTCTCGTTTTATCTTCAACAACATAGAAAAGTTTGTGGAAAGTCAAGGGGCCGAATTGTTAGCGCAAGCTTTTGGACATAAAACAAAAAGAAACGATGCTCATGAATGGAAAATAAACAATGGGACCATTACCGCTATACCTTTAAGCGGAGAAAAGATTCGTGGTTTTCGTGCTAATGTTTTGGTTCTGGATGAGTTTCTTTTATTACCAGAGGATACTATCAAAACAGTTTTAATGCCGTTTTTGGTTGCCCCTCAAAACATGAAAGAGCGTTTGGAAATAAGGGAAATCGAAAACGAGTTAATAGAAAAAGGAAATATGAAAGAAGAAGACAGGATAGTCTTTGAAAATAAAGCCAAAATGATTGCGTTGTCTTCCGCCTCTTACACTTTCGAAAATTTATACAAAACCTACAAAGAATGGATGGCCAAAATCTATTCAAAAAAATCAGGAGATGCTAGTTATTTCATTTCCCAGATGGGGTATGAAGCCCTCCCTGAGGAAATGATAGATAAAACAATTATCGAAGAAGCTGAGAGCGGAGGACAGTCGCACTCTTCTTTTCAAAGAGAGTACTGCGCCTTATTCACGGACGGAAGTGATAGCTACTTCAGTGCGAAGAAAATGCATCTATGCACGATACCAGACGGGCAAACCCCCACGACAAGAATAACAGGAAAATCTGGTTGCAAATATATCTTGGGTATTGACCCTAGTTTTAGCAATAGTCCTACTTCGGATTTTTTTGCAATGTCTCTTCTGGAGATTGACGAAGAAACAGACCAAGGAACTTTAGTTCATAGCTATGCGATAGCAGGAGGGGACTTAAAAGACCATATACAATATTTATATTATTTGGTAACTAGCTTTGATATTGTCTTCATATGTATTGATAATGCCGGGTACCAGTTTATTGATAGTTGTAATGAATCCGAATGGTTTAGGAACTCTAAGATAGATTTAAAATTATTTAATTTTGACTCCGACAAAGAGGGCGTAGACTATGAAAAAGAATTAAGGAAAGTTAGATTTCAATACAACCTAGGAGATAACAAAATTTGCTTTAAACAGGTATTCACTTCGAACTGGTTGAGAAAGGCGAACGAACATCTACAGGCGAGTATAGATCATAAAAGAATTTGGTTTTCTTCGAGGGCAACGGCTCACGGTTCTCAATTTGAAAGAATATCGACATCTAAAGTGCCATTAAAAAATACTGGTCATGACACCCTGCTTGATCTTATTGAATTTCAAGACAGTTGGATCTATCAAACAAAAAAACAATGCACGTTGATAGAAGTCAAATCCACGGCAAAAGGAACGCAAACTTTTGATCTTCCTCAGCATCTCGCAAGAAGCGTTGCGGTTTCAAGAGCACGAAAGGATAATTATACAACTCTCATGATAGCGAATTGGGCATTAAAATGCTATAACGATATGATGAAGGAAAAAGAAGATGTCGGCGCAACCTTTTCGCCGAGGCTGGTGTGAAAAAACTTTATCTAATTCATTGTTACGGACTTGGGGATATCCTTTCAACTACGCCATCTTTGAGGAAGCTCTCGCAAGCCTATGGAGAAAAAATAGACGTTGTCACCCACAATGCAGAAATTTTTAAAAACAATCCATACGTTAACAAAATATTTTCATGGAACGAAGATATCGATAAGGTAAAAAAAGGATACGAAGACGAAGATATCCATGATATTGTTGGGAGTCATCAGCTTAATCATTCCTTCGACATAAGAGCCCTGCACGCCAAATACTTGGGTTTTGGGCTTTTGCCTGAAGAAATGGAATATGATTTTATCCCTGACAAATACGAAGACTTAAATCTTCCTTTAAACTATATTTGTATCCACCCTGCTTTTAATTGGGAGTCCAGAACTTGGCCACAGGAAAAGTGGCAAGAGTTAATAAACTCCCTCATAGAGCTGGGGTACAAGATAGTCGTAACAGGTAAGAGCGATAAAATACCAGAAATAGGAAATTGGCAAAAGATAAAATATATATTTAAGTTTAAAGAAAATCCAAATTTAATAGACCTCTCTGAAAAAGCTAACCTATCCCAAACTTGGCACATTATTAATAGGGCAGAAAAATTCATTACAATGGATTCAGGACTCCTTCATTTAGCTGGCTGCACAAACACAGAGATAATTCAATTAGGTAGTTCTATAAACTACAAGTTCCGTGCTCCATTTAGAATGAGTAGTCAAGAGTACAGATACACTTATGTTGGTGGCGATTGTGATATTTTTTGCGCATCAGATTTAAAGTATGCAGTCAAGGAACATGGCAAGTTTGATGCAACGCCTCCTTTATGGCAATGCTTAGAAGGGAAAAAGACTTTTGAGTGCCACCCTTCTGTTCAAAGAGTTTTAGATCTATTTTCCCCGGCGAAAGAACCAGAAGTTTTCGAAAGAGAACCAGAGCAATGGCAAAAAGAACTAGGGGTAGAAAAAATTAAAATTTACAATACCAGTGGAAGTTCTTGGGCTGAAAATCTCTGGAACGAAATAATAGCAGATAGAGGGTACGAAAGATACTTTAAAATAAAAGAGGACGATATAGTTTTCGATATAGGTGCCAATGTAGGATACTTTGCCTTAAGCTGCGTCAAAAGAAAAATAAAACATTGTTATTGTTTTGAGCCTATGCCGTCTAACTTTCTGTGCTTGAATAAAAACATTACAGAGCTAGAAGATTCCCAAAATTTTACATTAATACAAAAAGCCATTTCCCCTTATAAAGAAATTTACGTAGGAGAACAACAGGACCAAACAACGCCTTATACAGAAAAAAAGAAAACAAAAAATTGCACAATTCTAGACACTATCAAACTAGTCGACTTCGCCAAACAAAATAAAATAAAAAAAATCGACTTCATAAAAATGGATATAGAGGGAGGCGAATGGGATATATTTGAAAGCGAAGACTTTGAATGGATCCTCAAAAATACAAAAAAATTCGTAGCAGAAATTCATTTAGAAAACAATGATAGCGGACACCAAGAAAAGTTCAATATAGATTTCATGGCCCGATTCCAAGAAAATGGTTTTTCTACAAAGCTTACCTCCGTAGATGGCGTAGACGTAGAGCGCAATATATTAGACAACGCCTACCTAGAAGACAAAAAACAAAACACACATGATTATTATGATCAAATTATATTTTACGCTTGGAGAGACGAAACTTCAATTTTAGATAATTGTTCAGTACAGACTTCTTTTGTAGATGGGGCTTTTTGCGAGTTATCGGGAAGCTTCTCTGGAAAACGCAAAGTAAGCTTTGTGGACGGGAAAAATAATAAAACTATTTACGAAACTAGTCTACTTCGCCACCATTGGTCAAAGCCTTCCAGAAAAACATTTGTCGATTGGGGAATAAAAGTAGAAAAAGAAAACGGCGAAATTATTCATGACGAAACTTTCGATGCGAAAGGTAAAAGAGTATTAATACATCTAGACAGTAAGTCCCTAGGGGATAATATAGCTTGGATTCCTTATGTTGAAGAGTTTA